TTTTCTCATAATTTATCCAAATAAAATTTTTCCAATTAGATTTAAAACAGACAACACCAAAAAGTCTAAGACTCTTTCAAACGATTCTAACCTATCGGTGAATTTAACTGTTTTTTGTTTTCTCATTTCTCAATCTTATACCCACATTATGACTTGTTTTATTCTAATGTCAAGGCGATATCGCGTAAAAAAGATGTAAAAGAAACATTACTTACTATGGGTGAAAAGAGTATTCTCTTTGAGAACATCGATGGAAAACTCAAACTCAGCTCCATCGTCATTGGAAACCCAAACGGAATCTCCATCAACTTCTTCGATGGCGTACCATTGACCATCTATTCTTATTAAATCATAACCATTTTTCATACGAGTATTGTAGGAGAAGAATTCTTAAAAGTCAAGGGTTAAAGGTGTAAAAAACAAGTAAAACTAACTGACACCAATTCGACACTTACTCAACATTTTACCATTGCTGAAATGCATGTCTAAATCACTAGTGCCACCGTGATATCGAATCAATCGATCAGTGATATCTTTCAAGTGGGAGCGATTAGGACTCTTCGCAACAGTCATGTGATAGAATCTCAATGCAAGAGAATCATAGTCGGACAAAGGCCGAGGTGAAAGACCCATGTTTTTGGGGAAGTTAATCATCATTGTCATACGAGTAATTTACTTGAAGTGAAATGAAAAGTCAACACCTAATTGTGTAAAAAATCTTTAAAATTATCAGATAAATACTCACGGTATTAAAGATGTCTTGATAGGTTAATCATGGCTGGATTTGTTTGATCGAAAGAATTATACTCTTTTTTAAAAAAACTGTCAAGACTAAATAGAAATAAATGTTATGTTTGGACTTATTACAATGCTCGTATCGACACTTGGTGCCACCGGAATGGGGTCGATCCTCAAAATGGTTGGTGGAATTGTCGCCGCAGGTGCTGAAAAGAAAGCGGCAGCAGAAAAAAGGGAACTAGCAAGAGAACTTGCAGTATCAAGAGCAAATGCGGATCTACAAAAAAATCTCTTCGGTGAACCCGATAAAGAAACTGCGATGTTTACTCGCGCTACTCGCCGTTTCTTGGCTGTTATCGGGATGTGCAACTTTTTCGTCATCTCGGTACTTTGCACACTCTGGCCAACAGTCCAACTCGTCACCTTCACTCCACCCGAGTCAAAAACAGGATATAAGTTCATCTGGGGACTTATCGATATCCCAGCCCAAACCGACATCACCACCACAATCACGACTGGACACATCTCTCTTGTCAGCATCACCACTTTGGCGGCAATAATTGGGTTCTATTTTACGCCATCCGCCGGAGGTAAGTAATGAGATTAATAGTTCGAGCGGCAATAACGAATCCTCCAACTAACATTCTCTCTTTTCGAGATCTCACATACTTCGCTAAACACAAACTTTACATGGATGTGTTGATCGAGACGAATAATGTTGATCTCTATTACAAGTGGCTCAAACCAAGAGGAGCAATGGATTATGTCGATGACATTCTTCCGGTTGGCATTGAAAATGGATTGAGACTTGAACCGAAACCAGAATACGCACCATCCATTATTGTTGATCGAATCATACCGGAGAATGAGAAACAATTATTTTCAAGAATATCTTGGAATATAGTGCTTTAAAAGGGGAGCAACTTTCGTCACTCCCCTTCTTTGTTTTCTATTTACTAAACGGCCTAGATTGTCTCCACTCTTCGAAAAGGTAGATCACAATCGCCGTCATAACGATTGCTTGAAATGGAACTATCATTTATTTTCTTCTCCATTGTTAGAACTCCCTGTTGGAAGTGTTCAATGGTATTTATAAATGTAACAAATTTGTAACTTACTTATCAAATAGTATTGGAATCAATGGTTTAATTGCGTCTCTACACATCTCTGCGATTTCGCGATGTTCCTTCTGTGTTCCATTTCCGGTTCTAAGATCAATGTAATGCAACCAACTACGAACAGTTCCATTCATGTACATTCTACTTATTGTGTTTCCTTCTGGAAGAACAACTCTGGCCTGTTCCTTTGCGATTCCTTTTTCGATTGCCCACATATAAGTTTCCTTTGCTCGTTGCACTAACTCACTTTGTTTCTGATTCCACTCATCGATGAGTTTTTGATTATCAACACCAATCGACATCTGGCGATTTTTCGTATCTTGCAAACGTGCTTCACGAAGAATAAAATCCAATTCTTTTGTGGGATCAGCGTATCTTTGACTAAACTCTTGAAAGGTAAATGATCTGTGTCTTAATATTTGTCTCGCAATATCGCGAGTTGTAACTATTTCACAACAAACATTCGCCATTTCAAATATCGACCAGTGATTATTCTTCATGCAATAACGAAGAAGTTTTTCACTCGTTGCTGTGTTTGTTTGATTGGATGGATTCGAAACTCTCGCACAATAGGAGATCAGATCCGACATATTATCGAGTTCTAATTCTGATGAAGGTTTTGTGTAACTAACAATCTTAACTTTTGGTTCAATCATATACTATAATTTATAGTTTATTTTGAAGTCAATCGATTCACTCCATCCCAATTGTCGGGGCAACCGAATCGAAGTTTCTTTTCCATGATTCGATAGTATTCCTCGTGGTGATCGGTCTCCTTGATACACCAGTCGATGAGTTCAAGCGCTTCTTTCCACTCACCCGCATAGTAAAGTTTCAGAAGTTTGTGGTGTGCTTCGGTAGTCCTTCCAATAGTGTACACCTTTACACCCTTTGTCTTTCCTTTGACGGCGATGCAATCAAGTTCCATGAGACTCACGAAGTGCCTTACTTCCTCGGCGGTATTCTCTCCAAGTATGAGACGAACTCCATAGTTCTTTGATTGACCTTCAAGTCGAGCCGCAAGGTTCACACTATCTCCAAGACATGTGTAGTCAAACCTTTGATCTGATCCCATATTGCCGACTACCACACTTCCGGTGTTGATTCCAATACCCATACCAAACGCCGGTATTCCTTCGGCCGTAATCTCGTCGTTAAAACGATCCAACCTTTCAAGCATCTCTTGAGCGGTAATCACTGATCGTATAGCATGATCCACCTGATCCAATGGAGCATTCCAAAACGCCATCTGTGCGTCACCAATGTACTTGTCCAGTGTTCCTTCGTTATTCAGAATAGGTTCTGTCATTGCCGTCATGTATCGATTCATTATCATTGTCAGGCCCTGAACATTCTCACCATAGTGTTCTGAGATCGCAGTGAATCCTCTTACATCCGTAAAGAGTATGGAGAGGTCTCTTGTCTCACCTCCAAGTCGTAGAAGCTCGGGATTCTTTTGAAGTTTCTCAACCAACGCGGGCGAGAGATAAGTGCCAAACTGCTTTTTGATCTGAAGTTTCAATTTCAGTTCTGTCAAAAACTTGACCACATAGTTGTGTCCTACCACCACCGAGAGACCAATCAATGGAAATACCACATCAATCAACAGTTGTTCGCGAAGAAAGATATGAACCACTCCCAAACCCGAGATCGCACCAAGAACTATCGGAAAGACATATCCGTGAGTCCAGTAGCGAGAAACAATCAAACAGAGAAGAGAGAGAAGAATCATTCCACCGATTTCTGCGGCATACATCCAGTCCGGCCGTGAGATGTTAGTTCCACTGATCGCAGTAGAGAGTGCCATAGACTGTACATGATGCGGAAAGACTTCTCCAAGAGCGCTAGCGACTGGATTCGTAATACCACCCGCCGTCATACCAACGATTGCGATTCGACCATTCAGAACTCCGTCTTTGACATCCTCGAAGTCAATTGACTCAACAGGTTGTTGCCAGTCGATCCAAACACGACTCAAAGGATCCGTTTCGATAGTAGAGAAACTTGGTATACGAACCGCTTCTACTCCGCCAATATTTGTTTTGATTTGAAAAGAAGGATCCCCGGCCGCGACTCGAAGTGTTTCAAGTACGATTGAAGGATAGAGTTCATCATTGACCGATATGACCATCGGCAATCTTCGAACCACTCCATCCAACTCCGGCATAGTGACCGATATTCCCTTACCAAACGCCGCACTCTGTATTGGCTCCACATTTGGTATAATACCCGAGAATCTTGGCACCACATCGTTTGGATCCACATCTCCGATCATTGACACACCAATTGGATCTGGTGTGTAATCCGAGTTTCCAACAAGATACGGAAGAACCACCGGCATTCCTTCAATTGCCGTCGCAAGGAACTCGTCCTGTCCAAATCGATCCGGCTCAGTCATAGCGATATTGAATACCACCAAACCTGCTCCGTTGAGATAAAGAGTCTCAATGATCTGTGCATACTCGTTTCTTGGAAAGGGAAATTGACCCAATCGAGCTATTGTATCGTCTCCAATGTCAATCGAAACAATTTGACTTGGTTCGATCTCTCTTGGAACTTCGGTTATGATGAGATCGAAGAATCTTAATCGAAAAGACTCGATCACATCGAAGTTTGCTACTCCAATTGCAGTCAATAACAAAAGTGATACAATCGGAGATTTAATTTTGTTCAATATAGAACTCATTGTCGTTTCCTAGATTAAGTATGGCCTCTTGTCCATACTGATTAATATTTATGGTCGGAGCAAGTCCAAGAGGATAGGTGATTGATATGTCTCCTCCAACGAATCGTTGAATCGTTTGAGTTCCTTCGTTACGATCCACTATTCCAAATGTTTGTGTTTCTTCGTCAAATCCAACTCTTTCGGTTGTGTCTGTCGTAATTGCATCCGCAACGAGTTGTATTGTATCAAGTAGATTGATGAGAAAATCCACATCAAGTAAATTGATATCGAGCGCATTGAACTCCAACTCATCACTATCAAGTTGATTAATGTCAAGTTCTTTGAACTCTAAAAAGTCTATGTCCAGTATGTTATTCACCGCCTTTTCAACGTCTTCTTCTGCGTCCATGAGCTCGGCCGGTGTAGAGACGATCAATTGATTTGAGATCATGTCTTCGGTGATGTCCAACACAACTGGTCTTGTTGGCATACTGTTGGCGCTATCCACATGAGTCGCCATAAAGGGTTGATTCATCACCACCGATCCGGCCAGAGTAATCACCTCGATCTCTCCTACCGTTCCATCGAAGTTCGGTAGAAGTATCACTGTTGAACCTCCGATCTCATTGACGACCATCGAAAACTCTGTACCACGAACGGCGATTGTCGCAACCGGAGTTTGTATGTCAACATCTTTTGAATTATTTTTTGCAATTCCTCCACTGGCGTATCGAACCGTGCCAATTGCCACTTTTAGAGCCAGACGATTGACCGACTTTGGTTTCGTATCATAGACGAAATCATCGATCACCAACTTTGAGTTCTCCTTGATTCTTACCTGAGTCTTGTCCTCAAAGGTGATACTCGTAAGACCATTTCCGGTTTCGATGAGATCGTCTGACTCTACTCCTAACTTCTCGGCAAGTTCATACTCCTCCTTCAAACGACTCAACATACCATCACCTTTGAGATAGGTGACTTCTCCGATAGTTTTACCTAATGCTGAAGTCGAAAGAAGAAGAAATAGAATTACTGCTGCGTAACGCTCCACGTGCCCGAACTTCCATTGATCTCAAGCTCAATGATGTTCTGAGTAGTGGTTGCTTGTTGATCAAGTGTTATGGTATTGGAATCACCCGTTACATCAAGCGTAATCATGTGACCATTGGTTACACCAGCCGTAAACGCCGCTTGATCGATTGTTATATCGTTAGAGTCTCCGTCTATATCGATATCATCCACTACATCATCTCCAAGAATGTCAATATCAAATGTGTTTGAATCACCAACGATCAGAGCATCAAAATTCAGGTTATCGATCTGTGAAACAGCACCCGCATTGAATGTTAAATCATTCGTACTTCCGGTTGCATTAAAGTCAAATGTTGACGATGTTGCGTTCAGATTGATTGTCTGAGTGTTTGACGAACCCGTCAAATCAATGGTGTAGTTAGAGTTTGATCCTTTGAGATAACCAGTCAGTGAGTTGTTACTACCTCCCTGATCAATAACGATTGTTTGACTGTTTCCGTCTATGTCTACGGTTGGAGTGGTTGCGGTTGAATCTCCAATCGTGTTTCCTGTACCTGATTGCGATATTGTTACGGAACTGCTGGTTCCGGATATTTGTTTTATATATATTTCATTCGCTGCAGCATTAAATAAGAACATGATAAAAGTCATCAATGTAAATGTGACTTTTTTCATAGTTTGCCTTTCTTGTCTATTTATACCATACTCTTATTCGAAATAACCCAATTTCTTACCATCCTCAATAAGTATTAGAATTCCCTCGTTGATAGCGAGTTTTATGGCCTTATTAATTGATTCATTCTTCGCCATTCCGATTTCAGTCTCCAGAGCTCTTGATGTTGTGTCAAAAATGACAAATGTATCAATACCTCTTCTTACCGAAAGTATATTTTTCTCTACCAACACCGTGATTAATATTTCTCCGGTTGAAACTGATACCATTCTCAGTGAAATGATTACCTTGTCACGGCGATACTCCGTACTTGCACCTATTCCAAGATACCGAGCTCCTTCACCACCGGACTCGTAGTTTGTTTCGTAACCGACAATACCACCCTCCATAATGACACCCGCAAAGAGCATAGGCGCCAAAACATCAGGAGCGTTGGCCTTCTGTCTTTCGGATAAAATGATCTGTCGTTCGCGAACAAGGTTGTCAATACCGATTCGTTCTACAACTCGAAACCATGTACCATTTCCGGCCTCCTGTAAAGACTTAATTAGATAGGTCTCGGCACCCTGAGTAACAATAGTTGAGAGTGACATTCCCATATCACTGCTCTTCTTTTGTCCGGTGAGATCGCGAAATGAGTAGACTGCCACCACCAATGGTTCACCTCTCTTTGGCGGATCAATGGATCTCAGATCGTACTGATTCCTCGCCTCCGAGAACTCGTTTGGTCTCTCACTTGGAAAAGACCGTTTTTCAATTGTTGCACATGATGTAAGTAGTAACAATATTGTGCATAGATATCTCATTAACCTCCACCAGCAGTTGGTATCACAATGCCTGCGATTGGAATATCAACAATAGTGGTTGTTCCCTCGACATCCTGTACCGTCAGTTGAATCGTATCGATGAGTTTCTGATACGATATCGTATTACCTTCAAAAGAAATGATGCCCGAGTTCTGTGCCTCGGCTGTGTCCGATCCAAACATCGTCTCAACTAACTTTGCCGAAAGAGTTGCATAAACCCGAGACTCAAGGTTATTCATGAACTTCGAAAGGTTGGTATTCTTTGTGTCTCGTACCGCCTTTGCGAGTGCCGCTTCTGCCGCCTTTCTCTTTGATTCTCGACGAGTGAACTCTTGGTTTTCGATAGTGATCACATGTTGAGCATATCCAACACCCGAGAAGGCCGGATTCTTAAACTGATGCACAAACTCACTTCCCTGTAATGTTGTGATGAAAAGTAAAACTACTAGGTATCTCATTCTTCTCCTGTGCTATTAAAGGTTTGGCTCTTTGACTGATATCGACTGATCAAATCGTTCAGAACCTCTTTCTGCTCTTTATTCAGAGTTTCATCCAAAACTCCCTTGTGTTCCAACACCATCGATAGTTTCATATTGATTCGAATCATGTCGTTGTCTAACATTCGAATACGATCCACCAACTTAATGAGAGTCCCCATTGTTTCACCAATAACGGGATTGATCGTTTCTGTCACCCAACGCCAAATATACAGAATGAAGTATCCCATACCCATTGCCGCAACAATCGGAAATCCAAAGTCTTTAATTGCTTCTGCTATATTCATTAGTCTCTCCTTGCGTCCTCTTTTCCTTCGTTAGCAGCAATACGATCAATGTTTGCCTTCACACCGAGAACATAACTCAAAAGAGCATCGATCTTAATGAGATCATTATTCATTGTTTGTACCCGATTATCAAGTTGTCCTATGATGTTTTTGAGTGTGGTGACACTTCCGGTAACACCAGCCAGAATGAATTTCAGTGTAAGGAACACAAATCCACCTGCCGCAATCGCTCCGGCGATAGGAAAACCAACTTCAGATACTAATGTTAAAAAGTCCATGATGATCTGAGTCTATTTATATAAAAACTCCCGTTCAGACGAATCTAAACGGGAGCTCTATCTTCGATGACGAAATTGTTATACTCGCGGAGGAGTTGTTCGAACCTGCTTCTTTGCAGTTTTCGTCTTTGGTTTACGACGACTCTTGATCTCCTTCTCAACCTTTTCGCGAAGTTCTTGTGCTTCTTCTTCCAATTTGTTGGCAATAGCACGAACTTTACGAGTATTGTTCAAGGTAATCAATGCACCACCAATAACACCAGCGATGAATATTAATATATCTATAATCATGATTTGTATATTTTTTGTAGGTATGTTTCGAATTGCTCAACTTTATCCATGCGATTAGGCCAGTAGATATACTCTTTTTCTGGATTCGCTTTGAGATTGTTGAGCAAAGGTTGTATTGCGTTATATAAGCGATCAATCTTATCTTGAACACTTTGTGCCGTTGCTTCCGATTCCTGAGCAGTCGATGCGGCTTTCTGAACCACATCTAGCTCCTCCTCGGTTACGGCTGTAAAACCGAAATCAAAAAATTCTTCGTCTGCCATGTGTTTATTTATTCTTTTGAATTGCTTCAATCACCTTTGGAGTGGTCTTTCGATTCAATTCTTCACACCAAACAAGTGGGCCTCGCGACCTTCCAATTGTCTTTCCAGCTCCGCCTGTCTTACTCCTATTCTTTAATGCTCGTTTACTCATACTTTAGTTCCTATCGTTCTTCTTATTATGTCGTTGTGTGAAAATTCTGCCCAGTAAAGTTCAAACGCAACTCCATCTTCGAGTCCTTCGAACTGATGAACCTTGCCCGGTTTTACCTGAGTGAAGTCACCTGCTTCTAAAATTGTTTCGTCTACCAATCCTTTCTGATCGTCATCTTGCCAAACTCGAACCAACATTCGACCGGACTCAACATAAAATCCATTCCATTTGTAGGCATGTTCATGTTCAGAACATTTGTATCCCGCCTTGAATTCAATTCGATGAAACTCCAATACACCATTCGCGTGTATGAGTTCGGTTTGTCCCCAAATTTTTCCGTTTTTCATCAATAGTATCTCTTTTGAAAGGGGGCTCGCATCTTACCCTGAAGTGTTCTTGCTTCGTCCAGTGTTGGAATGATCGCACAATCGATATGAGTGTAACCAAGATCAATCGCTACTCGAATCCTTTGAGATCCACCCCAAACAGTCCATTGTCTTTGCATGTTTTCATCCAAACCATCCTTCCATTCAGGCAAAGGCTCCATACGCTTATTATATTGTTTCTTCTTTTTTCGAAGTTCAACAAGAGTTGGATTTGAAACAAGAATCGGAAAGTGTAAACCATCACGTTCTATGTCTTCGAGGAGAAGTTTATAGAACGGTTTACCTCTTAGAGTTTCGGTCTTTGGACATGAGATGTAAATATCCTGTATTGGTAGAACTTGAACAGGATACTTATTCCAAAGTTTTGTTTCACTGAATTTAGACCTGAGTATCTTCCCCTGCATCGTTACCATAATGAACGTTCACAATTTCAATTATCTGTTTAGGCCATGTGACTGCAAATTCACACGCCGCAACGAACATACAACATACCATCAGAGGTAAGAAAAATACTATGATGGTAAGACTTGCTAATGAGTCTATTACTAACTTTCTCATGGTTTTATTTATTACGATTCGAAATGGTTCCAAAGACGAGTGCCCCAATCAAGAAGGCGTTCAGAAGACCCACCGGAAGAAACAACCACATGAGATCGTAGTTCCAAATGAGGGCTCCAATGAAGGTTAAGACTTCGGCGAACATTGTCATAATTGTATATGCTAGTATTTTCATTATAAAATTTGTAAATTAATGGGCTTTGCACCAAGCGATATGATCTTCAACTTTCGAGATTCGATCTTTCCAGTCATCGTATCTCTCCTTTTTGAAATCATCTCCTTCCACAAACTCGGTATCGATAACCCAGCTCAAACGATCAATGCATTTAATTAGAGTTTCGTAACCCAAAACTATTCGTCTCAATCGGATTCTCTTATCAAAGTCACCATAAAGGGGACTGGTATCCGCATACTTTTTCTCATACCTTTTCAATGCTGTTTTTGCAGACTTGTTTGATATTTTTCTCATTATCATACTCTAACAGAAACAGGGGGAAAGTCAAGGATATTTGTGTAAAAAAGATGTAAATTAAACCCAGTATTGTTTGACCCAAGCATCACCACACTCATGCGGCTTTGGATTTCCGTGAAAGATCATAATCGGAGAGTATGGTTTATCCACACGACTTCGTTTCCACTCCAGTCTTTTGGCGTACTTGTAACTATCAACCAGATCCTTTCGAAAATTGGTGATATGCGGGCCCATCACTCGCCAAATCCAACACTGATCTCCATGCAGTTCAAAAGTAACCTCCTGATTAAATGCATTGAAAATGGTTTCTGTGAGATCTGTGGGATTCCAAAGAAGAAGAGAAGAGTTGTGAGCAGCGTGTCTTTTGTTTGGCCCAAAGTTCTCAATCATCACAAACTCTCCCGAAGAGGATGCTATCGAATCAATCGAATCGGTGATCACAACATCGAGGTCGAGGTAAAGTATTCTAGCTTCCTTTGGAAAGAGACCGGGCTGAAAGAGATTCACTTTCTGCCACCATCCCTTTGAAGTGTTCGGTGTCTGTATCTTTTGAACTCCCTCTGGTACATGATCGTGTTCGGTGATACAATAGAACTGATGAGGAATCGAAAGGTTTCTCTTTACAGAATTGTAAAGTTTTTGAACATAGTCGATTCCATAGAGATCTCCCCACCACACACAAACAACCGAAAGACACTCGGGTCGTTCATAAAGATCGACATATTTGGGCGGACTTGGAAGTGGCGGAGTGTTGAGATTGACTCCATTAATTATCTTATTTGATTGTATTATCATCGTTTTAAAATTACATCTCGGTGAACATTCGTTACAACTCGATAACCCATATTCGTCAAATACTTGACAGCATCGTTTGGTTTATGACCAATCTCCGATGAATGTGGTAACATCTTATTCTCAAGCATAATGACCGGAGAACACCTCTCAAGTATCTTTTCAGCTCCTTGCAATGCTCTCAGTTCGTTTCCTTCCACATCAAGTTGAATGAAATCGACATCATCAATGTTTGGAAAAAATGTATCAAGTTGAATCAAGTCTACTTCACCTTCGACATCATTGACCGTATAGTAACAACCGGCGTTATTGATCTCCTTTTCGTGTAGTTTAATCGTACACTTTCCGTCTTCGTTACCAAGTGCCTTATTGTGAGACTCGATGTTCGAAACTCCTTCGACATTCTTTTTCAAGTATTGATAGTTTGCAGGCGATGCTTCGAAAGTGTACACTTTATCGAATGTTTTCGACATGAGCCATGGCCACATTCCCATCGCTCCACCTGCTTGAATAGAAGTTCTTTTCTTTTCGATGAATGGTCGTGCCGAATTGAAATCCATCGTCCAATCATTCACACGAAGAAGGCTTTGATCAATGGGATTCCACTCCCAATTACGATTGTCCCAATTTAAAATCATCTTGTGATCGCGGATTCTACCGCTCTTTCATTATAATCTATTCCACAATATTCCATTGCTTCTCTTATGCCTTGATAGTTTCCGTTGATGATATCATCTGTATTAATGAAGACTCCTCCGTGTTCCTTTTGAATTCGATTCATATACTCAAATCTCCAATTCGCAGCATGAAACGCACTTTCATAATCGCCGATTCTCTTTTCGCTTATACTTTTTGCGATAGATGAAGTTTCTCTTTTGATAAAGATGTTGTAAGGATTCAAACCTCTCCATGCATTAAAATATTCCACACCTGTTTTCATTGACCACTTTTCGCAGTTCTTTGCCATTGTATCTTCAATATGTTGTTTCAATGATTGATGAAATCTTTGTTGAGTTTCTTCGGTGAGATCCAATTCCTCCAAATAGGGAAGAGTTCCACTCTTTGGTTTGATTATATCCTTTTGAATTTTTTTGATGACCTGATTCTCATAGGTATCATAGCCCCTTGATTTCTTAAGTGTATCACCCCACCATACACCATGATTGGCAAAGATCTTTGATACCAACGATGACCTACTACGAGAAGTCATCCACAAACATATTGGTCTATTCATAATTCTGATTCTAAAGAAGATTTTCGAAAACAATTCAAGGCACTATTGGGTGTGCAATTTACCACATCCACATTCATATTTATTAGATCATCTACCATCTTTTTATAGGTACGTATGAGTCCAACAATCTTACCTTCTTCATCAACGGAGTTCTTTGAATGTGGAAAGTGTTGCATTGACTTTGGATACTCTCCAAAGTAGTGACGTGGAGTTGAGCCGACCTCTTTCGACTTACCGTCATAGTCTTTTGCGTATCGCATATCATGTCCAAGAAGAATCAGTTTCTTAAATCCATAGAGAGTGGCAAAGTTGATTGCCATAGGACCACTACCATGATTGATGTGTACTACCGAAGGGTCTGTTGAGAGACCATCTTTTACGATACTATCAATGTAGTTGATACCATGTTCCTCGGCAATGTACTTATATCTCGTCCAACAGTCGGCTTCTAATTTTTTGAGAAGAGGATCGTGTGCCAGATAGTATTCCCACCAATTGTCATTACATGCAATTTGGATATTGGTAAAGGGAGCGATCTGATACGCATTGTTGACGGTAATGACCTTTACATTCTTTACCGAACGAACCAAAGAGATTTGTTCCTCATTGATACTAGGCCCAGTCGCTATTATGACGGCTGTTTGACCTTCATACGATCTCGGAATTGTTTGCCTCATTCAAATACTCAAAGAAAAGATTCACTGCATCGGAGTTCGGATGTTCCTTATAATCGTGGTTAGGAATTGGATGCCATGGTTGTGTGTTAAGATCCGTGTAGTGTATCAACTTAGCGGTTTCTGTTACCACATCACAGGTGTTCCAATCCAATGGAATTCCTTCGACGTGACGATTTCCAATCAAATTACGAATAAAATTCTTATTGAATATTCTTGGTTCATTTCGCATTTGTTCGGGTGTTGGTAGATCCTTAAATGCCGAACAATCGATAACACTTACATCATCTCTCTTTGGAGTAGTCATCCATTTGCCGGGCCGTTGATACTCCCACAATTCTTTAATGTCCGAAAGAAGAAGCATATCAACATCCAAGTAGATCGCATATCCTTCGAAGTTACAGAGAGAAGGAATCAGAAAACGATGAACAGTGAATCCTGTACAACCACTCTTCCAACCCGGCCGAATGAAATTGATATCTACTTCTTCTGATGCATGTTTCCTAATTGAGTATTCAACCACCTTCTCGGCGTCTTGATGAATATCTCCATCTGTTGCAATAAAAACTCTTATCATGTCAATTATTTATTGAGATTTCATGTAACCTTGGACCGGATGGCCCAAACGTCATATTTTGAAAGAATGATCCGTTTCGAATCTCGTCGATATGCCATTGACAATGGGCAAGGTAAGTCAAAAACTCTGTTCGATCAAATGGTTGAATAGAAGATCCAATCTCACTAAAAGCCACAGCGTAACAAGGATTGGTTGGATCATTGGTAATCACTCCCTTTCCAAGAATGAGAGCTTCAACCGAAACGATTGAGTTGAGAGAAAAGATCGCCTTTACGTCTGATAGATCTTCGCGTAGAGATCGCATAAACTCGACACGACCCACATTCTCCAGTGTTATCTTTCGTCGAATCTTCAGATTGTTCGGGTGTACTCTCCTTTGGACATGTCGATACCACTTATTAATATCATCAAATCTTGTGCTTCTTCCGGTGTCGTGTTGTTGACAGAGAAGATAGTTATCACTGTTCAAAGCCCAGTGTTCAATATCTCTTGGATCGATATACTTCTCCAATCGACTTTTATTCATACGATTCTGATCAACGCAGAACATGCCCATACCATTGAATCCATTCCAACTTACCGTAACAATATCGTGGGCATCTCTTTCATTGAATCCCAGAAACTTACGATTAATGATCATAAACTCACCTCCATCTTTTTCTATTGACTGAAAAAGATTTGGGCCCATGACCATTGCAACATCGGATTCTCTCTTTCGCGAATTGGTGATATTGACAATAATGCCGTGTCTTTCCAATCCTTCCTTTGCTGCTTGTGCGTATCTCTTATGCCACGGAATGTTATTGCTCGCGTGTATCGATATTTTCTTCATAATCAATCCCAGAGGTTTTCATAGTATTTACCAAACAATCTAAAACCATTTGAAATTCTTTTTTGATCATAGATATCAAAACGCATATACACTTCATCCTTGTTTGCTTTACAATCAAAGGCGTATATCATTTCATCTAGTATCCAGTCCCAACGATCATTATGAAACTCGTCGGTATCCCATTCATTCTTTTTAGTCTTTGCATTAGTTGAACGTAACTCTGGCGGAACATCTTCATCGTCTGTAAAAGGATCGCCTTTTTTTGTTTCCTTGAGTTGTTTAAGCATAGGTAGAATAATATGAGCAAGAGTGTGATCCATACTCCAAGTATCCCATCGATCAATGCGAACATTTACTTTTTGCTTACGTTTGTCGAGTAACCAATTTATCGGCATGTAACAAGTCTGTACCAAGTCTTCTAACTTTTCAAGCAAGTTTTCAAACCAATACTGTTCTTTGGGCCATCTGTATCCATACTTTTTATGCATGTAATTTTCATATAAATTACACGTAAGTCTATCGGGGTAATTAGAGATTTTTACTTTCATCTTTGGTAATACTATCTACTCCACTCCCAGGCTCCAGCTCCGATGTAACGTCTCTTCTTGAAACCACGTTTTTCCATCTCAGGATGTACATATCGATTTTGCACATCTGCTCCAGCATACTCAAAGTCTCGAACGGCCTTGCCGGGATTGTCTTTAAGCCATTTATCCTTACCGTCTTGGTAAGTGTAATAGGAATCGTGTTTACTCATCATAATTATAATCTATCAAGTTCTTTGAGGTATTCATTTCTTTGAGTCTGAAAATCAATTAAGTAATCTATGAAGTCTTTTTCTTCGTCTCCGTTGTACATATAATCCCAGAACCACTCTCGTAGATCTTTTTCATCATTGATTAAATCAGATGGTCCTCCGATAAGCTCTTCAATAAGTTCTTTTACTTTCTCTACACTGTAAAGAGGATCTTCGAGAAGTCTTTTCTCCAATTCATTGTAGTAATTATCCTGTACTTTCGAAAGTTCATTCATAAATTCGCGAACTCGAAATATTTCGTCGTCTATATGTGGTCTCATAATTATGCTTTGTATGTGGTAAAGTTTTTCATGTTGCTTCTGCCATGATTAGATTTATAATACTTTTTGTTCCTATCCCATTCTTCGTTAGAAAAGACCTGAATCTCTCCTCCAGTCTTGTGTGAATAGATCATCACACCCTTTCGATTCTTTTCAGTTTCGCGTGGTGGTGGACAATGAGTTCCCAGAATGTCTTCGATTTTTGCTCTTACAATCATCCAAAAAGGTGCCAGTAAATGTCTTTCCAACCGTCAACTCGAATGATTCCATCCGGAATATCCTCGTGAATGTTGTAATCGTGATTCATGAGAAAAGTCGTCAAACCAAGTTCGTATCCATCAATTGCGGTTTTAACGCAATCTTCTACCCATATCGCATCGGTATCGCGATATTTTTCAAGGATGGGCTTCTTAAATCTACCTCGTTCAACGCAGTCAACTTTACTGAACGCCGTCGGGCCAAAGAGATTTTTCAGATTCTTTTCGCGAAGAACGTGAGACCTTTTGTTAGTTCCCAGAGCAGTAACACAATGAAACGTCGCTCCATGATTTTCGTGCATCTTTCGAACGTACTTTATAGCGTCGCGAAGAGGCGGAAGATGTTCAATCTCCGCTGACATGTTGAAGTATCGAATGTACTTGTCTGATTCTTCTTCCGGAATGCCATACCTTTCATGGAGTTCGTATGAAGAGTTTTCTTTTCGAAAACCTTCTTCTTCCATCCACTCGTTGTAGACCTTCATCCAGTTGACAAGAACACCATCACAATCTGTTAGTATCATCATTATGTAGGTATACTAATTCAAAAATTACAATATGTCAAGAGTTTATTTTGTAAAAAAGTTGTAAATTGTCTAACAATACTTCTCGTAATACTCGGTGATTTCGGCAATCAAAGGATCAATCCAATCTTCTCGTTTCTCTTCGAAGATGATCGGATTTGGATCGTTATCCACTACCATCAGAATCACCAGTTTCTCAATCTCCATCTCGGTGAGTTCCTGAAGCATCAGAGAGTAAGCACAGGCCTGCATGAAATAGGTGTGGATGTCATCTCGACTCTTTCTTCGAGAGGATGTTTTAAAATCGATAATCGCTGATTCATTGTCAAAATCCGCTATGAGATCGACTCGCCCGGCGACTCGTAAAGTGTCTGAGTAGAGAGGAGTTTCTTGAGATCGAATATTGTTCACTCTCTCATCAAGAATCTTTCGAATCGTTTTCCAAGAAAAGAGAACATGCGGCATACTTTCGCCATTTAGATAGTTCTCTTCGTTGTTGAGATACCTCTCGGCAATATTGTGTACTGCCGATCCCCGAGTTGTTGCATGACGTGATATGCGATTGGCCTCTTCTTCACCAACCCGTTTTCTCCACTCAAGAAGGGCTTCTTTCTTTTTTGCTCCCAGAACCGTAGTGATCGACTTAAGAGCGTTTCCGCTTGGAGTAAAATACGTTCTTCCCTTTGGAGTTGTTTCTGCAACTAAATCTTCGTATGGTAGATCAATTGGATCATGATTAAAATTCATCAATTTCATATACTTCTAATAATATTTCACCTGAGCTGCCGTTGTTACCTTCGGCAATAATAGTATAAAGTCCATAGTCTAAAGTTACAATCGCAGCCACACTTGTTATATCGTTTGTGGGCATCTCCATTCCCTGAAAGTTAGATACTGGCCAAAGAGGAAAGGCACCAAGATTATTTATGTGGTCTATGATTTCCTCCGTATTCTCCTCATCAATCCAGTCATTCTTTTCCGCAACGAGTTGTGGTCCTTTTCCATCAAATTTGTTTTGGTAAATGGATATTCTTGGATCGACCAGTGGATTCTTTACTCCAATATCTTGTAATTTTTCTCCGACTGCTCGTATCAAAACTCGTTGATTGTTTCCAAGAATAACGAAGCCTTGAGTAAAACTTTCTCCTTCATCAAGTGTACCTCTTGTCGAAACATTGACAACACTCTTACTCTTCTCTATGTCTTCTCTATCGAAAAGATTGTACTCTCGGTAATTCTTTAAGACTTCTTCTTGGGCTTCGATTGCCGCTTCTTCGATGTCTTCGGCCGTGTACGTCATCGTAACAAATTGATCACTAATGTTCGAAGGATTTGAAGCACCAAAACTGTTGAAGGCGTAGACCCGATATCGATACATCACTTCGGTAGATATTGTCTGATCTATAAAGTATGTAACGTTACGACCAACAGTTCCAACCTGTTGGTAAGTGTTTCCAGCATCTGATGATCTTTCAATTATAAATCCGTCCTCGTCGGAGGAGTTATCATTCCATGTCAGAGTCAGTTCGTTCGCTAAAACGTTAATATAGAATAATGAGATAAATGCTGAAAACCACACAACATGATTGTGAACTTTTCGCATAATCTATTACTATTTATACTAATCAATGTCCCAACTCTTGGATTTTTTTCTGCTTACTCGCATGTTCTTTCTACGAGATTTCTCGAAGGAATCGTATTCGCGATATTCGTTCTTCTTCTTTGGTTTATCCTTTTTCTTCATACCATGTTCTACAGTAAAAATGTTCTCCATATTCTTCGATCTTTTCCTTTGGATATCCACATTCAATCATCCATTCAATGATTGCATCACCTTCGATACCTTCAGGCAATGCTCTTGGAAATCCATATCGCCAACCCTCGGGTGGATCAATCCATAGGACTTTATTAGTAGGTTTCGATGTTGTTTCTTCCGGCATTTTTCTTTATTCGTTGTAGAACATCGTTCCAACCGGAACCTGCTCTTTTAATTGGATGAATTGTATCATGTGTGATCGGAGGAGATGAGATCGTTCTTTTGAGCTCTCCCTTCTCTTCACATGAACAAGTAAGAGGATCATCTTTCTTTGCGATAGTGACAAATCGTTCTTCGATCTTGTCACACTTTATGCAGCGATAGTCGTAGTTGGGCATGTTGAAAACCAATAAGGTGTTTGTGTGTTCTTCCACTCCATTTTGAAGCGTTCTTGTTTTGTCATATAAAATTTGCGATAGGACTCAACGGGATCGGACTCGTCCATACATTCCGGATTGCTTTTCATAGCTAATCGAAATGGTGTCATTTCAATGTCCGGAATATTGTTTGGTGTTGTTTTGAGGTGTTCTCGTAAAGACCTATCGGTAAGGTGAATTTTTCCGTATCGTTTTGTATACTCGTCACAAAGAGCAATAAAAAGTTCATAATGCCAGAGGTAGTTTTGGGATGATTCGCGAGTCCATACCGTACAAGGATGATTAAAATGAACCGCATTGTACAAATGATGCTCGCGAGTATCGCCCAACATATAATACTTTGACATCGTTTTTCCACTCTTGGATCGTTTCTTTGTTTCCACACCATCCAACATACGGTGAGCAGTTGAGAGCATTTGTGCAGATTCAACGACCATCTTTGGTACGTGTTTGTCACAATGCATTGACGCAGCAGTACGTGGATCTTCATCAAGTATAAAAATATTCATAACAACATACTATCACATAAGGTATAGATGTCAACTCAATAATTCCGGAAATGTATCTCTTACCAAGGTTTTTGTGATCTTGGAGTATTTCTTGTTTGCAAAGGTGGAGAGTTTGCCATCCTTTGCGGCGATCAAAATCTTTGCATCTTCGGCCGAAAGAGATTCAAGCATACCAATGAACCATCTTTCCTTTCGAATCTTCGAAAATTTTGCTTGCTTCGTACAATTTCCAATGTTTGCGAATACTCTTCCAATACTTACGATAGGAAACTTGGTCTCTTCATTCTCTTTGTATGGAGGAGCTCCTTCCGGAAAGGCCAATTCAATCTTATCGTTGTATGCAAGTTGAAGAATAGTCTTCACTTGACGATATGCGTTTCTTTTCAGATACGCAATTCTTTGATCTCGATCTTCGATCTTTTGAGCATTTGCGAAAACCTCGTGGGGCATAAGTGTAATTTTGTCTCTCATAATTTTTATTTATTGGTGAAAAATTCTTGTGCTGATTCGACCAGAAGGCCGCAACGGTTCGTGACTAGATAGTTAAGAATCTTATTGTTGTTTTTTCCGCTCTGTTCCCCTACCTGATTAATGACTTCCTCACGAATCTCGGCCGGCGTCTTCCGGAGATTGATCATCCATTCATTACGCTGATAGTTTCTCCATACTTCTTGATCCATGTGGTTCTGTAGGCTGTGACGATTTTCCCACCACTCGTCGATCTTCTTCGCACGAAGCGGAGTTTGTCTAAGTTCTTCGGTAAAGGTTTTGTCCGAACTCAAAACGTTTGGAACACCATCACTTGCATCACCCTTACAGATATGTTCAAACAGATAACGATGTGGATTCTCACAAGTCAAGAACTTGCGTTGAACCGGACTGTATTGTTTAACGTTTGAGAACTGTTGAAGTTGAAGAAAGTCTTTGTCGCCAGAGACAATCAATATCTCTTCGTGACGACCAAACTCCTGCAACTCCGAAACGAGTATTCCGATAATATCGTCTGCTTCCGCACGATCCACTGTGATTACTGGATAGGGAAAGTTTTCCTTGATCTCATCACGAACTATATTCACCATCGTGAAAAAGCTGTTCCAATCGAGACTGGATGTCTCTCGACTCTTCTTACGAGCAGCCTTGTACTCCGGAAAGATCTCCTTACGCCAAGAACTACTGTCACACGCAATGACCATACTTCCGTACTTATCGCGATTCTTTATGTTATGCATTCGTAACGAGTTAAGAATCATATGACGAACTACTCCCTGATCGAGTTGATCGGGATGTTTTTGGGAAAAAGCAGCCGCAACTGCAATACCACTATAATCTACTATAATCATGACACTAATGTATCACAAATGATCGTGTTTGTCAATATATTTCTATCATATTTCGAATTCTTTCGGCAAGAGATTTTGAAGACTGAGCCTCGGGATCTCCGTGTTTTAAAAGACTTCGAAGGTAATTATCTATCTCATGAAGTTGAGAGTAATAGTCTATCGCCTTAGTCGTCATTTCAAATTCTTCCCTTTCGTCTGGAAGATTGAATTCAAGCGTTGCTTTCATTTCTTTAGTACGTGTTTTCGGTGAATTTTTCCTCCCACAAAGGCGTTGTAGTATCTATCGGGTCTCAAAAGAACGTGGTTCGTCATCTGATACCACATTTCCCAATAGGACATCTCGCCTTTGGAGTCGCATAATCTCAATATTCTTCTTTCAAATCTCTCTCGGCCGGATTCTTCTACCAACATTTTGACCTCATCACTGGATCCAAAATAGTCTTGCCAATCCGATTCCTTTACAACCTTGCGTTTTCTCTTTTGCCCTTTAAGTGGTTGAAGTCTTCTTATACTAAAGAAGTTCTTCTTTCCGATATAACGCATATCATTGATTCTATCTCGTATCTCATAAACAAATCCAATTGCGTCTCCTCGGTCTTCTAGTTGAAATTTTTTATCATCATAAAGCCACATGAAGATATTTATTCATCTTCATCCGAAAGGAAATAACTTGGATCGTCAATATCGGGTGAACCACAAAATGGACAATAACAAGGAGTGTCTATCATTGGATGTCCAAACTCATCAACTCCATCATCGTCTCCAATGGTTGTCCATGCAACTTCAAACTCAGTTTTACAGTTACCACAAAAGAGTTTCTCGTGTCCAGCCATATCAACTCTCACACACCGCACAATTGTTAATGGAACGAGCAAGTTCCTGTGCTGGATTTGCGCTTCTTTGATAGTAGAGAGACTTGATTCCTCGTCTCCATGCGTAGATCATTAGATCATTCACTTCCTTTGGTTTGGTATCCGGCGGAATCATAATGTTCAATGATTGTCCCTGATCAATCGCCAATTGTCTATCTGCGGCTTGTGTTATAATTTCTTTTTGAGAGATTTCTCCAAAGGTTTTGAAGACATCTTTTTCGTCCTGTGTGAGTTCGGTAAGATGTTGAACCGATCCACCTCGTTTGAGAACACTCTTCCAAGCATCTTCTCCCAGACCCTTCTTGTTGAAGAGTTTTGTGAGATAAGGATTTCGGTAGGTGAACTTACCCTTTGCCAAATCCTTTACGAAATAGTTAGAGTTCAATGGTTCGATTGAAGGAGAAACCTGTCCCAGAATAAAAGAACTTGAAGTGGTGGGAGCGATTGCCATTGTTGTGGTATTTCGCAATCCATATCCAATCAAAAGTTCGGGTTCTCCGAGAAGGTTCGCAAGTTCCTTTGATGCTTCTCGGGTTCTCTTTGCGATTGTCTTAAAGATTCGATTGTTCTTTGTTCGAGCCGTGATTGACTCAAAGGGAATGTTATTCAATTGAAGATAGGAGTGCCAACCCAGAACACCCAGACCCAGAGCACGATGACGAATCGCAAAATTTCTTGGATGTTCCATAAACTCTACTCCTTCAGTCTTGTCAATAAACTCAGACATAACCGCATCAAGGAAATAGATCATCGTTTGAATCGCATCGGTCTCTACTAAATCGTCCCAACGTTCAAGGTTCAAAGAAGAAAGATTACACACAAAAGATTCGGTTGGATTTGTGGGCAACATAATCTCCGAACAAAGATTGGAGTTGTGAATCTGAATCTCCTTGTCCTTATAAACCTGCGGAGCACCCTTGTTTGCGTTGTCGGTGTAGAAGATGTAAGGATAGCCAGACTCAAATCTTTTCTTAATTACCTTACCCCAGATCCTTCTCTTTTCGGTGTCTCCGTCAACCATTGACTTCATCCACTCATCTTCCACACAAACACCAATTGAAAGATCTTGTATAGAATCACCATCAGAACGAATGTGAAGAAACTCCTCGATATCCGGATGATCAATCGGAAGATACGCCGCAAATGAGCCACGGCGAACATTCCCCTGTGATACATAGTTGACCAAAGAATCAAACACCGAGAGTTGATGGTGTACACCTGTCGCAGTACCACCCGAAGAGATCGGAGCGCCGCGATGACGGATGTCTCCGAAGTAACCGGATGTTCCTCCTCCCATCTTTGACATAATACCAACTTCTCCTACCTTGTAGAGAATGCCTTCCATACTATCAGGTATGAAAGAAGAGAAACAAGAGATCGGAAGTCCTCGTTCTCGTCCAAAGTTCGCCCAGATAGGAGATGACAGAGAATAGAATCCCTGTGCCATGTATCTCTCAAACTTAACCGCAAAGTCTTCAACACCGAGAATCTTCTCGGCGTGTTTTGCGATATCAAGTATTCTTTGTTTTGGCGACTCTCCTTCTAGGAGATATCCTCTTTCAAGGAAAAGTTTCGCTTCATCATTTAGCCAGTAATAATCATTCATATTAAAATAAGTCGTCTTCGTCAAAGGATTGGTTTTTCTTAGAGTATTCGGTTGGTCGAGAGTGAAAGAAGTCTGTCATATTGTTACCATGCAACTCCTCTTCAAACCAAAGAGTGTGTTCCAATAATGATTTATCAACTTCAAGAGGCGTCCCAAATCCGATCTGATCCAAAGAATCATTGATGCGATTACGAATAAACTCTTTGAGAATGTTTGCGTTGAGTCCTTCTTCTTTATATCCATTGACCATCCAGTCAACGATCTTGGCCTCTGCCTTGTATGCCTGATTGGCTTCGTCAAGGATTCTTTCCTTCAACTCATCATCAAACAACTCGGGCATCTCTTCGCGAATCGTGTTGATGATTTTGATTCCGATCATACCATGAATGTTCTCTTCGTTTCTCGTGTACTTCACTTGCTGATCCGTATCCTTCAGAACATTCTTGAATCGAGCAAACCAATTGATGATGTAGAACTGTGAAAACAAAGAAACATTCTCTACAAAAAGCGTAAAAAGAATGAGGGCATAAAGATATTGTTTCTTGGAATCCTTGTAGAATCTGTGAGTGTACTTCTTGAGATACTTGACACGACCTTGAATCCACTCAAGTTTCATGTTCTCCTCGAAGATGTCTTCCATGTCAAGAACTGTCAAGAGTCTCTCATAAGCATTGTTGTGAATCACTTCGATGTTCGCCATCACATATCCCATATCGGATAATGACGGGTGTGGTAGATTCTCACCAAGTTTTGCCCAAAAGGTTTTGACCGCAACCTCGATCTGGCCAATTGCCGAAAGAGTTCTTACGATAATCTCTTGTTCCTGTTCGGTGAGCTCAGTTCGAAACTGATGGATGTCAGACTTAAAGGAGAACTCCTTGTCAGTCCAAAAACCGGAATGCATTGCTTCCATGAACTCCTCAGTCCAAGGATATCGATTAGGTTTGCGTGTAATTTGTTCTTCGAAGATTGTAGACATAGATGGTACGTTAAATTTGTAGATAGTTATACTATAAGAAAAACGGCCGAAAGTAAAGACAATTTTTACTCGTTGCTCGCTTTTCTTCGTATAGATCTTAACGCACCTGTTTCTTCGTCTCGAAGTACAATCGTAGCATTGCGATTTCTTACCGCATATTTGTATATCTCAAATTGTTTTTCATCTTGGAGGTTGAGATATTTCGACCAACGTTCAAACTTATTTCTACCTGTCGAAAATCGACGAAAGACATCGCTCGGAACATCGAAGTCTTTGTATTTTTTCTTCGAAGCACCCAATGGGCGATCCGCAATTGCTACTGATCCTGTGGTAGTCTGATCCGCGATCATCTAATAATGTCCTCCTGTGTTACGTAAATGGTTTGGTTTGTTCGGTGATGGTGTGCTTTGAACACCGGCAGATCGAATATACGACCCACCGGCGCTGATTCCGAGATTGTGACCCAAGTGTCCTGTTTTGCTAATATTTCTCCGGTCTTGGGTAATGCGATATCGCGGCCTAACGCATATTTTCCTTCTTCTATATTTCCTCCCTCATCGAGATACCACTCGTTGAGTCCTTCTGCTTCACACTTGTGTGGGTTAAATCCGGAAACTTCTTCAAGGATCTTGCCGATCTTTCGATCCGACATTCCAGTTTCCTCTTTAATGAGATATAGTGCTGCGGCATAGGAGGCCAAAGTTGATTTACCAAATGGTACTTTATTGAGAAGTCTTTTAAGATTAAAGACGAGTTTATGAAAAGTATTATACGCCCCCTTCTCTTCGGATGTTTCAGGTTTCTTTAACTTCTTTCCATTTTCATCTACAATGCCCAACTCATAGGCAGTCGTCTTCTTCCAAGGTGTGGTAAGAAGTCGTAGAAAACGAAGGGCGTAAAAGAAATCTCCAGCGCGAAGTAGTGACATTATAAGTTTTTTAGTTTGTTTGCGATATTGACATCCACACCGACATTTTGATATTGGTGAGATGTTATATAGTTAAGATATATGAGAAACGTTTTCAATGCGGGCCAGAGTTCGTCGTCGATCCGATAGAACATCATACGAGTCGCGGCCTTTATATCAAACACATTATATATTGAAATTATGTGATTTAAAACCAGTCGTTCCTGAATGATACCTGTTTCTCGGTATCGCCTCAGTAAACGAATGATGTATTTGAATCGTGCCAAATCCTCATGAAAATCCTCGATTGATAAACAACATGGATTTTCATAATATTTAGCAGCATATAGTTCAAAGTTCTTATTATTTAGATCATCAAATAACTTCATAGTCGAAGTTATTTATCATTTATTCTCTGTCGCCCGCAATAACTCCAGCAGTTTCGTCAACCAAACCACCAACGAGACCGATACCGCCTCCAATGACTTTTCCACTACCTTCGACAATCTTGCCGGTAGTTCCAAGTACAACATTGAGACCCTTATCTGCATCTCCGGTGATACTGCCAACAATGCGTCCACCACCAGAAACAGCAGAGGTACTCATTGAATGACCAGTGTCGTATGCAACACGAGATGTGCCGCAACCGCTAAGAACTAGAGCAAAAGAAATAATAAAAATTTTAGATATTTTCATGTGCGTAGGGTTATGGTATTATTATTAGAAAGTCGTGATACATCGTTCTACATCTTTTTCATATCTACAATAACCGAAGCCATATCTCCTATTGCAAAGGAGACAGATCCATCTCGATTGTAGAGAAAGAACTTTACACCACTCTTAACATTATCTTTTGCAAGCGTAATCTTTTCGACACGAGCTTTTCCAACAACTGTTTTGTTACGAGTTACGGTGAATTCTCTGTAGATGAGTTCACCATCTTTGTAAATATCAGCCTTTGCGATAGGAGTATCATAAGCGATAGCGATCTTGTCACCCTTCTTCAGTTCGTTGAAGATTTTGAGTCTTTTCTTCGGATCCATACTCTTGGGTCTTTCTTCAAGAGTTTCTTCCTTGACAGACTCCTTGTACATATTCAACTCATAGCTTTTACCTGTGTTGTAAACCTGTACTTGAATCGCTCCACCCTTACCTTTGAGACGATAGGAGTTAGTCTTTCCCGTCGAAGGGCGTTTTGGGCCCATTGCAACATTAGTCATAATCTCTTCAGGATCAACTTCGACTTTCAACTTCTTCTTTGCAAAGTCATAGGCGTGTTGCATTGCAGTAGAGAAATCCTTGTGATAGATTTCGTATCCGGTTGCAGACTTGGCCTCATCAAGTGTCTCTTCCTTCATAGGAAATCCGACATTCTGTTTCTTATTCGACTTAACGACCTTGAGTGTCTTCTTATCTTTGATTGAGATCGGAGGGCGTTCAGAGGATGCGATAATTCTTTCGGCACCCTTTTCATTCGATGCAGTACCAACTACCTTATTCTTGTCAGCAGTGTCGATAACAATAAAAGGTTCTTTCATCTCTTCGATGGATTCCTTCTTCTCGTCATCAGCTTTCCAACCAGCGTCAATAGCGTCGTAGAATTCCTTTTCCTTATCTCCGGAAAGTTCGGCAGGAGACTTGACACCGAACTTCTTCAACATTCCCTGAAAGAACTTTCGGTATGCTTCTTTGTCACCCTTTACGTCCTTATCCGCACCTTCTTCCAAACCAGCCTTTTCGCGAGCAGAGTAGTAAGCGGCAAGTGCCATTTTCTTACGTTCTTCTTTACTCTTACCCTTGAACTGAGGAGCATCGGACTTAAGGAAATCTTCGATCCACTCACTGGCGTCTGCCTTTGGATCAAGTTTTTCTGTGTAGACTTCCAAATCCTTGAGATGAAGATCTTTGAAGTCTTTTTCACCCTTTGCGGTTGGTTCATCGACTTCTTTTACGTTCTTCTTCTTTTCGGTATGAACCTTAACGTCCTTTGTGTGGAGATCTTTGAAATCTTTCTCTCCCTTGGCCTTTGGCTCGTCAACCTCTTTTACATTCTTCTTTTCAAGAATGGATGTGACCGAGGCCAGTAAATCTTTTGATATGTCTTGAATATTCATTGATTATTATCTCCTTAATATACGTCCCCAGTTGCTCTGCTTTGTGATAGTCCAGATTCGAGTTCAATTTCACCTACTTCATATTGGATACCATCCAACGCTGATAAAAATTTGTTATTAGGAACAAACTTTGATTGTTGAATATCCTTGTTGAGTTTAACAAGAATCTTTTGTGCCTTGAGAAGTTCGGTGATTCCCTTGTCGTTTGCCTTAATGTTCTGAGGAGACATTGGATCGGGCATGTATTTTGCTTCTGTAGTTAGAACCTTCCCCACACTGTCTAATAATTCCTTTGATGTGTCTTGAATATTCATGATTGTGCTTGTGCCTGTTGTGCTACTTGTTTGACTCTTTGTGCTTCTGCCTTCTTGATTTTGGGGAGAAGTTTCTTTGCGATCTTTTTGATCAGTGCTTGTTTTTTCTCGACCTTTTTGTCAAGTTGAATTTTTTCGGCGTAAGATAATTCGTCGTAAGATTTACCTTTTACGAACTTTGCTCTTACAACATCTCGAGCCTTTTTCATTGCTCGAACTTTAAGTTTCTCTGGTGTTGCCTTCTTCTTCATCGCAATCTTTCGTTTCATTGCGATCTTAGGCGCTAACCTCTTCATGATTCTTCCCCTTTGAATTCTCTGCTGAGGAGTAAGAGGTTTCTCTGACAAATATTCTTTAAATCCTATCATTTTATTTTCCGCTAAACATTGCTATTGATCCAGCGACTGCACCAGCGAATGCCGTAACAATCACCCAAACGAATTTTGAAAAGGCTGAAAGTTTTTGCTCGTTGTCATTCGATTTTGACTCAACGGATCGAATACGATTATCAATATCGTTTAACTTTGAGAGAGCAGTCTCCAAAGAACCTTCGAGATTGTGTATCTTCTCTTCAGCCCTTGCAATGGAAATAATGGCTTCGGAGAGTTTATCAATCTTTTCTTCTATTCTATTGAGTCTGTTGTCTTCGTCCTTTGTCATTTTTCCCATGAAGTTTTTTATAAAGTTCTTTTATCTCACTTGGTTTTGAGTTAAGCGTAATTGATTCAGCTATCTGAACTATGTTTCCACTATTCCCCAAAACACACTCTACCATTGATATCTTTCTTTGCATATCAAGAGAGTAAGAATCCTTCAAACGACCACCTGCGTCTTTAATCCACTTCTTTGCGATTGGACTTCTGACTGGACTCTTAGCGAACTTACTTGCTTTCTTGTATGCACCAAGTGTGGCCTTTTGCCAGTTTGCACCTTCGGAATTATCAACAACCATAAAATCACCACCAAAAAAGTTTTGAAATTTACCGATGTTGTCCTGAACTTCTTGCCACATGACCTTTACCTTATCCGCACCAAGAGTTCTTTTTCTTTTTGCATCACGGGCAATTGCAGTTTCAAGATTTGTGTTGACAAAAATCATTCCAACATCATAACCAATTTTTTTCAAATCAGTGGCCTGTTTCTTAATTTTTTTGAAGTCTTTTCCCGTTCCGTCGATGACCAATCCAAGTCTTCCGTCGAGATAAAGATCCATTTTCTTCGCGGTGAGTTTCTTTGCACCTCCACGAATCTCTTGTCCTTTTGGACTGAAGATGTCTTTGGGTGTTGCTTCCAATCCCGCCTTTTTCAGAGCAAACTCAAAGACCTCATCAGAGTTTACGATACGGAAACCTAAGGCGCCAAGACCAGTCTTACCGACCGTAAAAGACTTACCGGAACCCGGCCCGCCTGCTAAGAATATTGCTTTGAAAATTGCTGGATCGTCTACTCCTTCTTCAATTTCTTTTTCAATTTCTTCTTTCATTTCGCGTACTGTCCACCCTTGGTTGGGTACTTTATTATAAGATTCTAATTCGTTTCCCTTCGGTGAGAGGACTGATAGGATTTCCGATCCTTTATACTTACTAACCTGAAATTTGAACTTGGTGCCAGGATATTCCTTTGCCCAATTCTTTTTGATTTGATTGAGAGTAAGATACTCAACTTTCTCATCCATCGAAACCTTTTTTCGTGCGGCGGTTTTACTCAGTTCCCTTTTCTTATCCTTATGGACTTGAGTCTTTGCTCCCATCATTCCTGTCTTATTCTTTCGAACCTTAACACTCTCTTCTTTCTCCGAAGAATTAGGATCATCGTGAGTATAACCGAGCTTAGCCATTCTTTCATGATCTTCGGGAGTTTTTGCGGTATACGCCTTTCCGGTTTTAGGATCATACATCTTGTGAGGATATACTGCTTCTTCTGATTTACTTTCGGTTACGGGGGAAGCAGTTAGAACAACTTTCGCGTCCTTTCCTTGACTTTTTAAAGTTGAAACTATTTTGTCGGCAAGTCTTTTACTACGGACAACTTTCCAGAATGTTTTCTTTCCTTTGAACATAATGGCGTAATTGTTGGGCCCTTCCTTTCCAAGTTCCCGAGCAATCTCACGCCTTTTAAAACTACTAATTTCTTTCAACTTACCCATGTTTTCTATTTATAATTTACTCTTCTTCTATACGCACCACAAGATCATCTTTTCCACTAAAAACTCTATGAAATGTGTTCTTTTCTATGTGATATTCTTTTCCTTCTTCTAGTTTCTTCGGTAGTTCATTGTCCATTTGAAGTTCCCAGTCATTACCCGATGATATTATATATATTGTTCGATCTTTTCTGTCACGATGCCAATCCAACTCAGAAGATTCTCCCTTTGCGAAGATTCTTCGAAAGTGAGATCCATGGGCATAAAAGTCTTTATATTCCTCTACCACCACGAACTTGGATTGTCAACTTGAAGACCTAAAGATTTCGCAAAACGAGGTAGACGACAAGACCAGTATGAAGGCTTTGTCTTATCATTTCGTGTGTCACATTTGTGGCGAGCAGCAAATGACTTCCTTGCCTCGGGATCATTAATCTTTACCTTCAGTCCGGTTGTGTCTCCAAAAGAAACCTTCTTAATGTTCTTTGTTTGAGGATCGCGAACATAAACATAGAACTTTTTGTTACCACCTCTTTTGGGTTTGTTGAGTTCTGGATCCTCTTCATTGAGAGACTCATTCTTTTTACGACCCTGACAATGAGCCCTCTGACTGAATCCCTTTGGATTGTTGCAGTCAATACTCTTCTTATACTTCTCGCTCCACTTCTCAACCATCTCAACCATTGGCCAATCCAACGGAACTTCGTATCCCTTATACTCGGCGATCTCTCCAATGTCGGTCTTGATGATGTCTTCGTTGATATCGTTGAGTTCGATCTTTCCCTCTAACCAAAGTTCTCGGGTCTCGCGAAAGAATTCAAAGTAACGATCTGATCCAGGCCGATAGATGTTATCGACAAAGGGAATCTCTCTCTTTGCCATTTCGACTATGGACTCAAACACAAAATGTTCTTTAAAATTCTTCATTGTTTCAACTCTTCAAGTATCTCTCTAAAACCAAATTGTAAAATACTGAATTCGTTTTCAGCCGCAAACTCTTCTATTTCCTTTATCTGTTCTTCTTCCAAATCGTAGATGTCATCAACACCATAGTGTTGTTCTATCGCAAATCTAACATCTTCTTTGATTTCATTTTCGATGTTTTCCTCGAACTTATACATTCTATTCCATTCAAACGGCATGATATTATTATCCCTTATGTTTCTTCCAGAGATCAGCGTCGGCAGTTGTTCTTGTCTTTCCACCCGTGATAAACGAATTGATTCGGGCGTGTCCCCACTGTTCCGGTGTTGTGCCGGGGCGATGTCCTGTTCTCCATGCGGCCACACCTCTCTTGTAAACCTGTTTCAGTATGGATGCAGAGATGCCAGAAGCCTTTGCCTTCTTTGCAATGGATTTGTCTGCCGAGGATTCGTCAAGTTTCATCTTCTTACGAAGTTCTTCAATCTCCTTACGTATCCTCAACTGAGCAGGAGAATTCGGCATGTGTTTCATTGCCTTCGTGTATAACTTATAGAGTTTTGCCTTATCGTTTTCGTCAAGATTGAGATCTTCATACGCAAGGACTGGATCAGACGTTTTGAAATCTTTCTTACGCATGATCGTTTTGTTCGTAACTTCGAACTCACCGTTCTTGAAATCGACCACAATAGGTAGATTAAGATCGGACTGTATGTCCTTCAGAACTGCTTCGGCGTCTCCATGTTTCTTGATGTTCTTTCCTTTGTTCCTTGCGATCTTCTTGAACAATCTTTGCAACTCCGCAACTGTGATAGCTGGTTTGTTACGTTTGTCATTCATACGATCCGCAAAATGTTTTGTAAATTCAATGTCAATGTCGAACTTATTCAAAAGACGATCACCGAACTTCTCAAGATCCGCAAGTTGTTTTGCAGTGACCTCTTCCTTGTACAACTCCGGAAACTTCTTCTTCATCGCCTGAGTGTATTTCGAAGGTTTCGTCTTGGCGGATGCATCGCCCGGAGCGGGTTTGTATGCCGAAGGATCTTCGTCGGACTTCTTCGCACCCTTCTCAAAGTGACGAGCTCGAGCGGTCTTAGTGGACTTCTTCATGTCCTTTCCGTAATACTTTGCGGGTTGTGTTCCCTCACGATCCTTTATATCCTTGTCCTGTCGAACCTCGGAAAGACTATCAACGAAGTGTTTGTTTTCGTTGGTGTCAATGATGAAATTTGTTCTTCTTTCAGCAATGGTGATTTCGGTGTTTCCCGAGTAAACCGTATCTCCAACATTGAAGATGTCACCCGCAACATATCTCTCACGAATAGTAGACAACTGTGGCAACTGAATATGTTTGCGAAAGTTGACCTTTTCCTTCAATCCCATTCTCTTACGAAGTAGATTGAAGAGCGTCATATCCTCACCATAAGATCTTGGTAGACCCTGAGAAAAGGATTTGAAGTCACCTGCAACTGCGGCTGCTCTCATCTTAGAGGCGCTCATTCCTGTCACACCTTCTGCATCGGGATCTCTTTCACCGGCGGAGATGACATCAATACCATCCGGAAACTCGTAGAAACCATGTCGTCCCTCGACTCCAACATATTTGTTGAGCAGTTTACGAAATTCGGCAACACGATCCGATCCAACAACCATTACGATGCGAGTGAATCCCTGATCGTAAAGAGAAGTCGCGACATCAAAGACGTTCTTGATTCGCGAATCGAGAATGATGTTCCTTCCATGTTTCGGAAACATCTTACGCATGATCTTTACCTTCTCATCGTATTGAAGAGGATTTTTCTTGGCATCTTGAGAGTGAGATGCGTACACACGATAGTTGCTACCAATCGCCACGGATGCAAGTTTGTTCATCAACTTCTCGTGACCCGTTGTCGGTGGATTGAACCGACCGAAAGTAAATACTACTTCGTTTTTCTTCTCTTCGCTATACTGTTTAAATGTTTTCACGGTATTATTTATCTCTCCCAACCCTTTATTACATCCTTTGAAAAATTGTTCATTGAGAACTCCATACGATCCACAAGTTTTACGGCGCCATCATTTGTCTTGTCGATTGCAACAAAACCTTCACTGCCTGTGACTTTAAAACCGTTTCGAGTTCTCACAAAGGTGTCAAGTTCCTTGACCTTATCCAACTTTGCAATGATAAGAAGTTTAGCATCAACAATTGCGTTCTGTAGAGCAAAGACCAAATCCAAGTTCTTTTTATTGTCCTTTGAGAAGAACTTCATGACCTCATCGAGCTTTGCCTGTACTCCGGCCTTACCCTTTTCGGTCTTTCTCTTCTCCATTTCCTTACCAAACTTATTCCCAAACCAAAGGATCAAATCGTTGACGTGTTTCCCCGTGTTCTGTATCCTCTCCCCCCTCCGCACTAAGGAGTTGTTGAAGGTCTCGATGTATCCAGCGAGCTCGCTGTTTGATTGGAGTTGACGCAACGTAGTGCCCGCTATCTTTTGAAATATCTTTCCGGCTTTTGATAGTGCCTCCGTTACCTCTCTTGTTTCTGTGTCGGTGAGTGTTGCTGTTCCGCTTTGATCCTTGTAATCCGCGTCCTGATACCATATAGAAGTTTTTTTCTTAAGTTTACCGATGTCTACTCCGTATGATGCTTTCATTTCCTCAAAGGATTTTCCTGTGTAGGTTGTATGAAAGACCACACCTAAGTTTGCCTTCATTATGGTTTTTGCTAGGTCTGACTTGACGGGTACTGCATAGACGATTGTGTTTGGTTGGAATGTTACGTACTTCTCACCGTCGATATTCTCAACGCTAAGATCATTCTTTGTAAACATAATATCGCCTTGAATCACATCTTTAATTCCAAGATCTTTCAATTCATTGTACGCTGTTACGAGTTTATCCGCAAGATCTCCGGAAGTATCAGCACGAACATCGGCTTCTGACTTGTAGACCTTTGGATCCTTATTGAAAATTCCTTTCTTTGCAACGAAGAACTTACCATCACTTGGATCAGTTCCGGCAAAGACTGCGGGCGCTCCGTCCCACTTGACTGTTACATCGAAGCGACTCTTACCCTGTCCTGCCAACATATCGCGAAACGCACGAAGAGCAGCGATTGCATCTCTTGCACCAGTCACACCCCCGTAGATCACACGATCTTCGATGTGTGTCATGTGGACATTCTTGCCAGTCTTTGACTCGACTATAAACTCTTTGAATCCTATCATTTAAAAATCGCCTTAAACTTTGGTGTTGCAACTGCTTGGAATTGTGGGTTTGCAGTATAACTACCCTTATAACGAATCTCCAAGTCAATAATCTTTACACCATCAGTGAAAATAGAGAAAAATACCTTTGCAGCGCCGGCATCCTTTTCCCAGGCCTGTTTCTTGCCTGGTGTTGGTTTCATTTCAATCTTGGAGTCAAAAATTTTAGTCAAAGCAGAAATTGTTTGTGGTGTATCTTTTAGTTCTGCCTTCTCTACATTTATCTTTCCTTTTACAAACTTACCAATTCCCGTAAGAAGATAGAATTTAAATTCATTTGTGTTTTCGATATCTTTCATTTTTGTTCTGAAAAGAAGTTCGATAAACTGCTTAACAAAATCTTCAGAGTGTGCAACCAAAACTTGATACACTCGTCTAAAGAAAGAGTTCTTTCTATCTTTCAAATAAACACCCATCTGTTTTTGTGAAATATCACGAATCATCTTCCCCTTTTCTTTGTCAGATAATCCTTTGGGAGACTTCTTGTAATGTTTAAATAAAACATGATCAAAAAATCTCTGTTTACTTGCTTCAATTGATTCTACAGTCTTTTTACCTAGAATATCTTTTAGAATACCAACATCACCAGTAATTGGTTTGTTAATTAGTGTGGGATCAACATCAGACGACTTCCCCTTTTTCTTTAGGGAGAAGCCATGAAATACACCATCATTGTTTTTTACAACAATGTCAGAAGAATTATAGTCCTTTACACCACCAATCGGTGGGTTGTATTTTGAAATATCTTTATGCCAACCCTTACCAGTCCAGTACACTTTTACTGGATTCGGACAAACCTTTAAAATTGCATTTGATGAAGAAATAGCAGTCGCAAGATCATTAAAATTACCGTTAAATTGGTCTACAAGTTCTGGCCTTGATGTTGCACCTTCAATTTTATCGAAAACTTCTTTTGCTCCTTCAATCATCTCAACCGCTTCGATCTCTGAGATTGAACCACCAGTAACTCTATTTAAAACAAGAGCAGCAACCATCATCTCTTGTGTGTTCTCATTAATCTTGACTCCATCCTTACCGATAGAACCTTGACCAAATGTCACCCCACCTAATTCTGGTGTATTATTCTTTATCCATTGTCTAATCTCGTTTTGCGTATCTTGGTTTTTAGCGCCTCGAATCTTAATCTTATTCGCGCCACCAGCAACAGGGATATCATCTAGGCCTAGAGACACAAGGTGAGAAATTAGTTTTTTAAGGGCATTCTTGTCTTGCTTGGTATCGAAACCATCTACATCTTCGGGTGAAGAAATAGGAACATTAAAGGCCTCTGATATTGATAAAAATTCTTTAAACTTTAACATAGATCCCATGAATTAGATAATGTATCTATTTATAAGATTAACTAATTTAAATGAAACCCTTTGCCCACTTTTCGTGAGTGTAATCAAATTCCTCCATGTATCTCACATAGAGACCAGTTTCTCGACCAGCCGCCTCGATCTCCCATGGCCAATCGTAATAGTGAAACTTGTTGCAATCAAATTCTTCGCCTTTCCAAAAGACGGTATCCAGAGATAATCGAGAATCTTTCATTTCTCCGGTGGCGTATTGTTTGACATGAACCATCTCATGAGCCAAGGTCTCAATCAAAGACGCAAGACCATTGCTTGAGTCCAGACGAATCGTAAACTCTCTTGGTTTGTTTCGACGATCTTCCCAGATGCAGTCTCCTTCTGTCTCCTCTTTGTGCTTGAGTCGATGGATCAATTCAATGTTCAGAACAAGACTTGGTAACTTTCTTTTGAAGAGAAGCTTCTCGAAGAAGTAGGCAGCTCGTTCAACATGTTCCCTTTTTGTCTCGGTAGAACCTTCTATTTCAACTATCATCTTACCTCATTATGAACTAAGAACTCTCAAAGTCAACACCTAATCGTGTAAAAAAGATGTAAAAGTGGATATTTGTCCAGTTTTTGCACCTAAAAACTGGACTTTAGATCTTGAACGAACTGAAATCGTGAGATGAACTCTTATCGGAAGTCGTCGAATCGTCTGATGTAAGAGTTTGAGCGGAATCTTCCACGTCGTACAACCTCATCTTTGACCGATCAATTCCCACCACAAATCTCTTGTTTTGAGTTGGATCGTTGTACCGATTCTTGAGTTGTTTGATCATCAGTTGATTGAGACCTTCGAGTTTCTCCGTAGAGATCAGAGCGAACATCAAGTCGGCCGTTGCAGGAAGACCAAATGACTCGGAAGTATCGGTGAGCTCGACATCAGTATTACCAAATCCGGATCGTGTTACCTGAGTCGCAGACCAGATCGGAACATTGAATTCAACCGCCAATCCTCTCAACTCCTCGGCAATCGCCTTAATGTAGGAGTAAGTATTGACTGATCCACCGAGACCCTTCATTCGCGAACTAGCACAAATGTTGAGATAGTCGATGTAGATTGAATCCGGAGCAAAGTCCTTTTTCATTCTCAACTCATCGAGAAGAGCACGAAAGTGACCGACATGAGCAGTTGCAGTTGGATACTCCTTAATGATCAATTTTCCCTGAGTCTTCTCTTGAATCTTCGAAACCTTAGTCTTGAAAGTGTCTCTTGGAAGATTCTCAATCTGATCTATCTGAACATCCAGAAGATTTGCATCGATACGTTCCGCGATCTTTTCCTCAGCCATTTCCAAAGTGATGTAGAGAACATTCTTACCCTGTCGAAGATTGTCGGCAGCAAAGTGACACATCGCCAAACTCTTACCAACACCCGTTCCGGCAAGAACAATGTTGAGAGTCTTTCGCGACACACCACCCTTTGTGATAGTGTTCAGAAGTTCAATGTCAAAAGGAGTCTTGTCTTCTTGTAGATGATAGAAGTCATATCTCTCATCAACATTCTCAAGATAATCGTGACCGATGTTCGCATCAAAGGAAACCGCAAGTGCTTTTGATAGAATGTCCGGTATCGCTCCTTCGGTGTGTTTCTTGTCCTTTCCGTCAATGATCGAAATAGACTTGACGATTGCAATAGTTACAGCTCGTTGTTTACACCATTCTTCGGTTGTTCGTAACAACCAATCCGTATCACAAAGATCGCCTTTGTCAAGAGACTGGATACAAGAGAGAATATCGTTTGCGTCAGAGCGATTGATGGTTGACGAGTTTTGAAACTCAACCTCAAGCGCTGGAACGTTTGGTATCTTGTTGAACTTCGAGATGAAACTCAGAATCAAATCGTAGACTGGCTTCTTCTCATTCTCAAAGTATTCCGACTTGATGTGAGGAATTACCTTTCGGCAAAAGTCCTCATTCTTCGTTATCGACTGAAGTATTATCGTCTGAAGATCCGTCATTATCTATACTATCCTCCAAAATTTCAACAAGAATGTCACCGATGAAGTTCGAAAAGTCTTCATCGTTTTCAATTTCTTCTTTCGATTTACCAAAGACTGGAGGAACTTCTTCAACTCGATAATCAAATGTGAGTGTTGCCTTTTCACCATCACCATTGGGATCAGATACTTTAACTTTTCCATAGGTATATATTATACCATTATAGGGTTTTTGCAAGACTTTAATTGAAGTAAAATCAGAGTCAGCTTTTTCTACGTATGTTATTTTTGTTTTCATTCTTTATTAAAATTTATAGATCCGCGACAGAGCATCCCAAGAGAGAATGCCGCCAACCAAGTTTTGTAGTTGTACTCGATTTCTATGGGAAAAAGAGTGTTGATACTCCAGATAGCAATGAGTGGACCAAACACCCAGATCACAAGGAGAAACGAAACGATTCCAACAATTTTGATTCCTAACTTCATTCTTCGATTTGCTCCTGTATCATATCCTTACATGCAACCTTGAAACGTTTTTCGATGTAAGATTCAAAGTCGGTCTTCTCGAAAATCTTTTCCCAAAATTGACGATTCATGGTTTGAGCTTCTCGAAGATTCTGAGAAAGTTCTTCACCCGTTTCAGGATTCATTCCCTGATACCAGCCGTTCTTTGGTTTACGAACGTGACCGGATTCAAGCGCCACATCCAAAAGACCAGACCACTTTTGAATACCACCATCCCAAGAGACCGAGATCGGAATCTTTGACTTTTCTCGAACAAATCGAGACTTTTCAACGTTGATGATGAAGTGATAACCCTGAATCTCTGTTCCCTTCTTATCCTGTTGACGACCGATGATCCACACATTGTCGGCGGAATACATGACACCTGTGCCACCCGAGACAATCGCCTTTGGAAACATTCCTTGTTCCATGTAAGTGTGATTGACCGCAAGGAGTGGAATATCCTTCATCGTCAATTGAGGAGTGATCATTCGAAACAAACCCTTCAGTGCCTTTGCACGAGTCATATCCGCAACCGACTTCTCATTCATAGCGTCATCAAGTTCTTTCTTTGATGCGATATTACCGACCGAATCAACGACAATAATAACTTTGTCCTTTCGATCAATCTCATTAAGTTGATTGACCAGATCGAACTTCAATTCCTCAATGTTAGTCACCGGAGTATGTAGAACTCGACTCGTGTCAATTCCAAAGGATTGAAAGTAAGATTGTGGCGATCCAAACTCCGAATCATAGAAGAGAAGAACCGCATCCTCGTGTCGATCAAGATACGACGATGCCATCAAAAGAGCAAAGGATGTCTTGAAGTGTTTTGATGGACCGGCCAGAACCGTGAGTCCCGACGAGATACCACCGGACATAGAACCCGAGAGTGCCACATTGATCATTGGCACCGAAGTTGGTGTTTGTTCCTTCTCGGCAAAAAACTTGGAATCGGACAGAATATCCGATGCTTCTATTCGAGAAGATTGTTTCAGTTTATTTAGTAATGACATAATTTTATTTAACCTGTATAGGTTATCATATTTTGCGTTGTTTGTAAAGAAAAAAAGGCGAACACTTAGGGGGCTAGGTAAGTGCGTTTAACTTTTGATTCGTCAAAGAATTTTTCAGC